CCCGGTGGCTTGAAGGCACGTGGCTTGCGTGTGAAGGGTGACGATACACCGATCGCACCGGGAGAGTTCCGTGATGTGGACGTGCCGTCAGGCGCGATCAAAGACAACATCATGATGCTCCCATACAAGGAGCCTAGCCAGACACTGCTTGCGTTGTTACAGCGTATTACAGAAGAAGGCCGACGCCTTGGCGCGATCAGTGACATGAACATCAGCGACATGTCGGCTAACGCACCTGTGGGTACAACACTTGCGCTCTTGGAGCGCACACTCAAGCCGATGGCCGCTGTGCAGGCACGTGTGCACTATGCGATGAAGCAAGAGTTCAAACTCTTGAAAGAAATCATCGCCGACTACGCGCCGGAAGAATACACATTCGAGCCAGAGCAGGGTCCCCCACGCGCACGCCGCGCAGACTACCGGATGGTGGACGTCATCCCTGTGTCTGATCCGAACGCAACAACAATGGCGCAGCGAGTGGTGCAGTACCAAGCGGCGTTTCAGATGTCGGAGAAGGCTCCACAGATTTATGACTTGCCATACCTGCATCGCCAGATGCTCGAAGTGCTTGGCATCAAGAACGCGGACAAGATTGTTCCAACATCAGAAGACCAGAAGCCACGTGACCCTGTATCTGAGAACATGTCAGCACTTGTGGGCAAACCGATCAAAGCGTTCATCTACCAAGATCACGATGCGCACATTGCAACGCATACATCGTTCATGCAAGACCCGATGATCGCAGGAACAATCGGACAGAACCCCATGGCGCAGCAGATCATGGCTTCACTGCAAGCACACATCGCCGAGCACTTGGGCTTCTCATACCGCAAGCAGATCGAAGAGCGTCTTGGTGTGCCCCTGCCTCCACCCGACGAGCAGTTGCCCGAGGATATGGAGGTTCAGCTTGCACGTCTCGTGGCCGACGCAGGCAAACAAGTTGCACAGGCTCACCAGCAACAAGCCGCACAACAAGCCGCGCAGCAACAAGCCCAAGACCCGCTGTTCCAGTTGGAGCAGGCCAAGGTCAAGGTGCAAGAGATGGACGTGTCTCGCAAGGCCGCAAAAGACCAAGCAGATTTACAACTTGCAGCCCAGAAGTTGCAGTTGGATAAAGACCGCGTCGAGATCGAGGCAATGAAGGAAGGTATGCGGGTCGAAGCCCAGCAAGACCAAGCCAAAGAGCGCCTGCGTCTTGATGCTTTGAAGGTGTTAGCAACACCACAACAACAGCCCAAAGCGCCGGGCAGCAAGGAGTAATCCATGGCCAAAACCGTCTATGACGTGCTGATTGCAAAATATGCGGAGGATGTGCTCTCCGCAACACAGTTTCTGGCAAACGGAGGGGCTAAAGACTTCTCCGAATACCGGGAAGTGGTAGGTAGGATTCGAGGTCTCCAACTTGCCATCCAAACAACTCAAGACCTTTTGCGTTCTCAAATGGATGAAGACGATGACAATTGAAGTTCAAGACGCTGTGACCGACGAGGAATTGGAACAACAACTTCCAAAACCCGTTGGCTACAAGTTGCTTATAGCCCTGCCTCAAGTTGAGGAAACAATTGGTGATATGGGAATCATCAAGGCCCAGAAAACAATCCATGAGGAAATGCTCATGACTGTGACTGGTTTGGTACTCGACATGGGAGACCAAGCGTATTCCGACAAAGACCGTTACCCAAATGGGCCATGGTGCAAAGTTGGTGACTACGTAATCTTCCGCGCTAACTCTGGCACTCGTGTCCGAGTGGGTGGTGTTGAATACCGTCTCATGAACGACGACTCAATTGACGCTGTCGTTGCCGATCCGCGTGGCGTAACGCGTGCATAAGGACTGAACTATGGCATATCAACAGGTACAGTTTGAATTTCCCGATCCCGATAAAGCAGAAGCTGCTGACAAGGGCGTAAAGGAAAAAGATAACGGTGATTTTGAAATTACCATTGAGGGTCGCACCGATCCTTTGAAGGAAGACAAGCCTACAAAGCCTGAAAAGGCTGAGAAGGTAGAGTCTGACTTGGACATCGAAGTGGTTGATGACCGCTCTGAAGAAGACCGAGGCAAGCAGAAATCCAAGGCTCCTATGGAGTTGACCGACGACGAGATGGAGCAGTACTCCGAGCGCGTCAAGAAACGTCTGCAACACTTCAGTAAAGGCTTCCACGACCAACGCCGCGCCGCAGAATCTGCGGAACGTGAGCGCCAAGAGGCTCTACGCTATGCCCAGCAACTTGTTGAAGAAAACAAGAAACTAAAGGGCACGGTTAACAAGAACCAAGAGATTTTGCTCGAACAGGCTAAAAAACAGGTCGAACAAGAACTCCGCAGTGCGGAAAGTAAGTACAAGCGTGCGTACGAAGCAGGGGACTCAAAAGCCCTTGTAGATGCACAAAAAGCACTTACAAATGCCACACTTAAGGCCGATCGCGTAAATAACATCACATTACCCCCTTTACAGGAGGAAGAATCTGATGTACAAACCGCATACAACACCCCAGAACCGTCTGTTGACACTCGGGCAACTGCTTGGCAAGCCAAGAATAAGTGGTTTGGAGAAGACGATGAGATGACAAGTTTTGCGCTGGGGTTGCACCAAAAACTTGTCAAACAGGGCGTCAACCCGCAATCTGACGAATACTACGAGAAGATCAACTCTCGTATGCGACAGTTGTTCCCAGAGCAGTTTACTGACGAGAGCAACGACCCAGAGACTGAAGAGCCTCGCCGTAAGGCGAATGTTGTTGCACCGGCTACCCGAAGCGTCGCCCCTAAAAAGATTACGCTGACACGTACGCAGGTTGCACTGGCAAAGAAACTCGGAGTGTCTTTGGAAGACTACGCCAAACAGGTTGCATTGGAATTAAGGAAACAAAATGGCTGAAAACAGACTGAATCGTGAACTAGAAACCCGTGAACAAACGGCTCGTAAGCGCAATTGGGTTCGTCCTGATACGCTTCCCACTCCCAATCCGGAGCCGGGCTATGACTTTCACTGGGTACGCCTCAGTACACGTGGCGAGACTGATGCCATGAACGTGTCCCTGAAACTCCGAGAGGGCTGGGAGCCCGTCAAAGCATCTGATCACCCCGAGATTTTTGTTGCTGGAGTGGAAAATGACCGCTTCAAAGACAACGTCGTTATTGGTGGCCTCATGTTGTGCAAAACCCCTTCCGAGATGGTAAAAGACCGTAACGAGTTCTTCCAAGAACAAGCGACGTCTCAAATGCGCTCGGTCGACCACAATCTCATGCGCGAGAATGATCCTCGTATGCCGCTCTTCAACGAGCGTTCTACGAAGGTGACTTTTGGCAAAGGCACTTAATTTTTTGGAGTCTTAAATGGCATATCCTACCGTTTCAAAGACGTATGGTCTAAAGCCAGTCAACCGACTGGATGGTCTGCCCTACGCCGGAGCGATCCGTCAAATCCCTATTGCTGCTGGTTACGCCACTGCAATCCTCAATGGTGACACTGTCAAGGTGAACACTGATGGTTATTTGGTCGCTAACGACACATCTAACTCCGGCGACAGCGTCGGTGTTTTGGTGGGTTGCAGCTACACAAACAGCCAAGGTCAATTCACCAACGGCCAGTACTACCCCGCTAGCATTTCTACATCTACACAATTGGCCTTTGGCTTTGTTGTGGATGATCCCAATGCAGTCTTTAAAGTTGTGGCTACAACAGGTCAAAACACAACCCCAGTCGCATATTCACGTGCTCTGGTTGGTTCTAACGTTGCTTTGTCCGTTAATGTTGGTTCTACCACTACAGGCGATTCTTACTATGGTATCGACGGTGCTTCTGCCGGTACTACAGCAACATTGCCAATCCGTGTCGTTGACGTTGTGCCCGATACAGCCACTGGCGCTGCTAACGTAGCCGCTACGACTTATTATGAATTTTTGGTCAAGTTTAACTTGCACCAATACACTGATACCACCGGTATCTAAGGAGTCACAACATGGCTATTTCACGCGCACAACTACTGAAGGAACTGCTCCCCGGTCTGAACGCATTGTTCGGTTTGGAGTATAAGAAGTACGGCGAAGAGCACAAAGAAATCTTCGAAACCGAAACTTCTGAGCGTTCCTTCGAAGAAGAAACCAAGTTGTCTGGCTTCTCTGCCGCTCCTGTCAAGAACGAGGGCTCTGCCATCAGTTATGACAATGCACAAGAAGCATGGACTGCTCGTTACACACACGAGACTATCGCGATGGGCTTCAGCTTGACTGAAGAGGCTATCGAAGATAACTTGTATGACTCTTTGTCTGCTCGCTATACAAAGGCTTTGGCCCGCGCTATGGCTTACACCAAGCAGGTTAAAGCTGCTGCAATCTTGAACCAAGCCTTCACTGGCGGCCCCACTTATGGTGACGGTCAGGTTTTGTGCTCTACAGCACACCCCTTGGTTTCTGGTGGCACCAACAGCAATCGTCCTACAGTCGCTGCCGATTTGAACGAGACTTCCTTGGAAGCTGCCGTTATTCAGATCGCCGGTTGGACAGACGAGCGCGGTTTGCTGATCGCAGCCAAGCCCACTAAGTTGATCGTTCCCCCAAGCCTGCAATTCGTTGCAACTCGTTTGTTGGAAACTGAACTGCGTGTTGGCACAACTGACAACGACATCAACGCAATCAAGAACAACGGTTCTGTCGCCGGTGGTTACGCAATTAACCACTATTTGACCGACACCAATGCTTGGTTCTTGATGACCGACGTGCCTAACGGCTTGAAGCACTTCGTACGTACACCTTTGCAGAACAGCATGGACGCTGACTTTGACACAGGCAATGCACGTTACAAGTCTCGCGAGCGTTACAGCTTCGGCGTTTCTGATCCTTTGGGCATCTTCGGTTCACCCGGTGCTTAATGATTGAGAAAAAGGGGCCTTGTGCCCCTTTTTCTTTTGGTGTATATTGCACTCACTCCGGGCTTTCCGGTGCATCAAACTGTCCCGGCAGACGACATACCGATTGATGCACTTCACTTGTATGTAAGGAACCTATCATGGGAATCGCTACTCACCTTGGCCCTTGGCTCTTGGGCACCACACGTTACACAACTGGCACCGACGCTGCTACAACACGTAACACCGGCGCAACTGTTGTCTCTCAAGACAAAGCCGTTGCCTATAACGACGCCGACGCAACTACGGCATTCTGTATCCCTGCTGGCTCACGCATTGTGAGTTTGCAATTCATTACCATTGATGCGTTTGATGCTGCTACGACAATCACATTGTCTTTGGCTGGCACCGCCATCACTGGTGCAACAACTGTTACTGACGCTGGCTTGGTGACGTTCTCTCCTGTGGCTTCTGACGCTGTGGCAACACTCTGGTCAAACACCGGTACAACTGATAAGTTGGTAACGTACACAGTGGCGCAAGGCGCATCTACAAACGGTGCTGGCGTGTTGGTGGCTAACTATGTTGTGCGTAACTCTGACGGCACAATGTACCAAACATCCTCACAGGTCTAATTGATCTCGGGGCTTCGGCCCCTGTTTTAAAGGAGATTGATTATGATGCAGACTGATGTACAGGGTAAGGATTGCGCTGCTGCCGCAACCACCACTGTCTATAACGGGCGTGCACGTTTTAAAGGTATCTGGTACAGCACTTCCGGTGCTTCTACGATTGCCATTAAAAACGGTTCTACTACCTTGTTTACATTCACCATCGCAGGTCAAGCCTCGGATGACATTTGGATTCCGGGCGAAGGCGTGCTGTGTGAAACAAGCCTTGTTGTAACTACTGGCTCTGGCTGTACCGCAGTGGTGTTCTATGGCTGAAGCAAAACAAGCAGTTCTGACAGGTCGCAAGTTGTTCATTGCGATCCCTGCGTACGACGGCAAAATCAACATCAAACTCGCATACAACATTGCGGCGTTAATGCCACGTGCCTTGCAGTTTGGTGTGTCCGTCAATATGGGCGACGTATCTGGATGCTCCATCATCACCATGGCCAGAAACCAATTGGTGCACGAGTTCCTCAAGTCCGACGCCACAGAACTGTTGTTTATTGATTCCGATGTCATCGCTACACCTGATGATGTCTTGCGCTTGATGGCGCAAAGTGGGGGCAAAGACATTACCGCTGGTATGTACCCACGCAGGTCGAAAGACCGCAACTTTTTTGCTGACCTGTACTTCAACGAGTCCCAAGACCTTGAGTTTGATGGCTCACTCATGCGTTTAGAGCGCGTGGGTACAGGCTTTATGCTTATTCAACGCCACGTCCTTGAGACGATGGTTACCGCACACCCTGAATGGTTCTACGACTTCAAGGGTGAACAAGTTTGCGGTGTATTTGATTTCCAAAATCGTGATGGCAGATATTTAGGCGAAGACTATCTGTTTTGCGATCGTGCGCGTGAGCACGGCTTTAAGATTTATGCGGATGTAGACATCAGTCTGCCGCATATTGGCACAGAAACGTATGAGAATAATTTCCGCGAAGAGGTTGTGATGCCTCTGCTGGATGCAATTCGTCAAACCAAACTGAAGGTCGTAAATGGCTAAGACCGCTGCATGGACACGCAAAGAAGGAAAGAACCCCAAGGGCGGCTTGAACGCCAAGGGACGGGCCTCTGCGAAAAAGCAAGGCATGAATTTGAAACCGCCCCAGCCAGAAGGTGGCGCACGCCGCGACTCTTTTTGCGCCAGAATGACCGGGATGAAGAAGAAATTAACGAGCGAGAAGACGGCCAAAGACCCGAACTCCCGCATCAATAAATCGTTACGCGCATGGAATTGTTAACATGGATTTGATGGTTTGGAACGTCATTCTTTCATTTGCCTCAGCGTTGTTGCTGTTTTGGGTGAAAGTGTCGCACGATGAAGTAAAACGTCTGAGCATTCTTCTTAGCAAGACGCGGGAAGAGCACGCAGAAAAGTTTGTGACCAAGGCTGATGTGCATAACGACATGAACCGCGTGATCCAGCGGCTCGATCGTCTTGATGCCAAACTGGATGAATTCATGAAGGAGCAGAGAAGTGCCCTCGGTTAGTAAAAAACAACATAATTTCATGGCGGCTGTGGCCCACAACCCAGAGTTTGCTAAGAAAGCAGGCGTCCCACAGTCCGTGGGAAAAGATTTTTCAGCGGCTGACAAAGGCCGCAAATTTGCAAAAGGTGGCGATATGAAGCACGAAGACGTAAAGATGGACAAAGCCATGATGCAGAAGGCCGTGAACAAACACGAAAGCCGTTTGCACAAGGGTCAGCCAATGACTAAACTGTCTGCTGGCGGTTACACTCGCGCCGCTGATGGCATTGCCAAGCGCGGTAAAACTAAAGGCACAATGATTGCCATGTGCGGTGGCGGCATGGCTAAGGGGAAAAAATAATGCGCAAACGTAAATTTAGCGACGGTGGTATTTACACCGCCGAAATGGGGCAGCCACCTATGGACCCCGAAGGCGTACCCGCTAAGAAACCTGCGGCTAAGACTCCTCCACCTAAGAAAACTGCACCTCCTAAAGACACGGTATTCCGCGAAGGTATGCCCGTACCGCAAGACATTGATGGTAAGTCTGCTTCCCGTAAGACACCACAAGAACTAATGCAAGAATTCCGCGCTGAGAAGAAAGGTATTCCAGTTGACGAGATGCGTAAAAAGGCGGCTGCCGAGTACGACAAGAAAATGAAGGCGGGAGAGTTCTACGGTAAGGGTGGCAAGGTCAAGAAAATGTCCGCTGGTGGGTTCACACGCGCTGCTGATGGCATCGCCCAACGTGGTAAAACACGTGGAAAGATGTGCTAAGTCATGTTAGCAAGTCGCGGCATGGGAGCCATCAACCCCGCTAAGATACCTAAAGGTATCGTGAAGAAGCGTCGTGATAACACGGACTTCTTGGAGGACGGCGTGCGCAAGCCCCGCCGCGACAACACCGACTTCACCGAATACGCTGAAGGTGGGCCTGTTGGCCTTTATGCCAACATCAATGCCAAACGCAAGCGCGGCGAGAAAATGCGTAAGCCCGGACAGAAAGGTGCCCCTACTGCTCAGGCTTTTATAGACTCTGCAAAGACGGCTAAAAAATGACAACTACCGGCTCAACACTCTTCAATCTTGACTTCACGGACATTGCCGAGGAAGCGTGGGAGCGTGCGGGCCGTGAGATGCGTTCTGGCTACGATCTGCGTACTGCACGTCGTTCCATGAACCTGATGACCATTGAGTGGCAAAATCGTGGCATCAACATGTGGACAATCGAGGAAGGGACTATCCCCCTCGTGCCCGGTCAGAACACATACGCACTGCCCAACGACACCATTGACTTGTTAGAGCATGTCATCCGTACGGGTGGCAACACAGCGTCAACGCAAGCCGATCTCACCATCACACGTATCAGTGTGTCTACTTACGCAACTATCCCTAACAAGTTAGCACCGGGTCGCCCAATCCAGATTTGGGTTCAGCGCATGAGTGGCGAGACAAGCCCTACCGGTACGACGCTAAATGGTACGATCACGTCTACAGCCACAACAATCACAGTGGCAGACGCATCGAATCTGGCGGGTACAGGGTTCATTAAGTTGGACAACGAGATCATCAACTACGGATACATCACAGGGAATACCCTGTATAACTGCTTCCGTGGTCAGCAAAACACTACGGCTGCGGCGCATACTACTGGCACAACGGTCTACAACCCCAACGTGCCAGCCGTGACGCTGTGGCTCACACCTGACAATTCTCAGCAGTACACGCTCGTGTATTACCGCCTACGCCGCATTCAAGATGCAGGTGCTGGTGTAGAGACCGGCGACATGAATTTCCGCTTCCTGCCCGTTGTGGTGGCAGGCTTGGCCTACTATATTGCCATGAAGGTGCCTGAGTTAGCCCAGCGCCTACCGATGCTAAAAGAGGCATACGACACCCAGTTTGATCTGGCCGCCGGTGAAGACCGTGAGAAGGCCGCTATTCGCTTTGTGCCCCGTCGTCAGTTCCTCGGGAGCGGTGTCTAATGGGAAATAGGTTTGCTACCGG